TTGATACGGACATCTCGCAGCTGAGTAGGTCACCCGATGCAGCGTTGAGAATACTTGGTGCGCTGATTGCGCTTACATTATAGACGAGAGAAGATGCTGCAAGCTTTGCGAACACGCCACAGACTGTATCTTCTATCCCGTTAAGGTTTCCTTCATTGTCAAACAACGGCACAGTCATAACGATCTTAAAGTTAGCCATTGGGCTAATGCTTATGTGCTGATTGTTGCTAGGTGTTAGGTAAGGATCATCTGGAGACACAATTACAGAATTAGCCAGAACTGTGGCAGGTGGAAAAGCAAAGGTCTGCCACTTAGCGTTATCTATTAGAGCGGTGGCTAATGTGGTGCGAAGAGTAGTGACGGCAACGGGCATTATCCCACCATCGATGTAGGCGCAAGTGCATGCGCGATCAATCCTCTTACCTTAGCGAGTAGCTGTGCGCTCATTCGATAAGGTGAGGGCTGGAAATCGACTGCGTTACTGCCTGAAAGGGTGGCTGTACGCGCTTGCCAGATTTCAACAGCGATCATCAAAGCTGCATTTTGAACTGCTGTGTCTGTTGTGTAATCAACATAAGTATCGCCTGATACTGTGCCAAAAGGTTGGACTGGATGCTCTACTGCTGCCACATTGTTGTTGCCTGTGATTGCGTAAGTGATGTTGTAATCTCCTACTCCAGTAAGAGTCTTATTGCCATTGTGCTTAGATCCGTTACCAGTAATGTTTACTACTTGACCAACATAAAAAACCTTTTCTACTTTATCTTCAAAGTAAAGAGTCCCTGTGTTAGTTGTGTTGCTATGTGCAATATTGTAATAAGAGTTAGTCCAGAGCATTGGAAGTAGGACTGCATCAGATGCGTCGCACACTTCCTGAAGGGTCGCGTCTGGATACAGTGTGCCAACTCCAAGAGTTGTGCGTAACTCGCTTACTGTAGTTAGTGCCATTGCGATTCCTTTCTAAAGACTCTAGGGGGTCAGAGGGCTACTGACCCCCTAGAGTGTACTTAGTTACCTATGTTTATTAAGTTAGGTTAAACTTACGAACACCCTTACCTGACTTAGCAAGATAGATTGCCAAGTATCCGTAAAGGTTGATTTCAATCTCGCCTGATGTTAGAACATTCACGCGAAGCTGTGTTGTTGGGCTTTCCCATGTGTACACAGATGATGGAGCAACAAGGAACATTGAGTTATCAATTACGCCTGATGCTGTGATGTTGTGATCTACAATCAAGTCAGTTCCAAGAACATTACCGCGAACAGATGTTGCTACTGCATTACCTGATGCGTTGTATGTTGCGCCTTGTGCTGAGTACAATGCGCGTCCAGTGGTGTCTGCGTATCCTGCAATTGCCGCCCAAGCATCAGTAGAGGCTACAAGCTTGTTAGCAAAGTCTCCGCCTGTACCCTTGTAAGCTGCTGCGCCTTCTACAGAGATGAATGACTGTAGTCCTGCTGCTGTTGCTGCTGTTGTTGCAGCTGTTGTTCCCGATGAAACATAAGCCGCTAGAAGTGCTGCATCTGTAGCCTTCTCGTACGCCTTACGAAGTTCTACCATCATTAGCTCCATGAATGCTGGAGATGAACGATCTACGAGTTCGAAAGATACGCGTTGTAGACCTGAGAACTTATTTACAGTTACAGTGTCGTAAGCTGATGTCATGCCTGTCTCAGATGGTGCTGAACCTTCGTTTGTATCTGCCACTGTTGGTGCAACATCTGGAGTTGCATCGTTGGTGTACAGGCGAGGGACAGTAAATGACATCCCTGACTCAATTAAGGCTGCGCGTGTTGCTGCCTCAAATGCTGGACGGCCTGTGAAAGTGTCAGTGATGAATGTGTTTAGGTGCGGTGCAAGTGTAAGACCAGTGTTTGTTGATGTTGAGTCATCTGCTGCGCGAATAACGCGACGAGCCTCATCATCACCAAGTGCTGCCTTGATGTTTGCTTCTAGGTATTGTGCTGATGTGATTGGTGCTACGCGCTCGCGCACGAATGTAGTCGCTGTCACTACAGTTGGACGAGCAGCTTCTACCGCTGCTGCTTCTACTGCTGGTGCTGCAACTGTCTCTGGAGTATTCTCCACAGCTGTCTCGCTTTCTGTTGTGTTTTCTTCTACGACCTCTGGAGTTTCCTCAGCCGCTACATCAATAACCTGAGCAGACTTAAATGCTGGCTCTGTTACTAATGAAACCTCTAGCAATTTAGCAGCGGAAACAAACATAACATTTCCCTTCTGCTTTGATTTGATTACTTCTACTCCTACAGACAGACCTGATTGCAAGCCTTCTTCTGCAAGGATAAGAGCTTCAGATCCACGATTAGATCGTGAGACCTTAAATGATGCGTAGATACCATCTTCTTGCTCTGTAAATTGTGTAGCCTTGCCTAATGGCTGGCGTGAGTCATGCTGATTAAGAAGCTTGACTGTCTTAGGATCTTCTGGAAGTGCAATCGCGCCCTTCTCGAATACAACCTTACCTGCTGAAGTGTTACCGACTTCGCCTGTACCTGCTGGCACGATCTTGCCTGAGATTAGTCTTTCCTCAACATTGGCAATAAGGCCAGCTGTAAATGTAATTACTTGGTTTTCCATTATTCGATTCCTTCACTGCCGTTAGGTGTTAGATCTTCCATTTCCATGGCTTGCTCTACGGTGATTAAGCCAAGAGATAACATCTTCTCAATTACTAACAAACGCTCCATAGGTTCTACTGCTAAGAATGATGAATCGACATCAAACTTGACCGCGTTGCCACGAGCTGTAATGTCATCCATTGACAGACGATCCTCAATAGCACAGACATAAGGTGCAAGGCTTAAAGAGTAGAACTGTTTACGCTCGTCTAAAACATTTGCATAAGTCATGCTCTGGTTTGCTTCTGCCGATAGCAAGTAAGCAGGAACATTACACAAACGAGAAATCTCCGTTGCTAGGAATTGTTGTGCTTCGTCATACATCATGTCTTTAGGTGAAAATGATGTTGGTTGATATTCCAAAGTAGATGTTAAGTAAGCAGTGCTGCGATTGTTGCGAGCGTTTTTCCATGCAGCAAGTAATCCAGCAACTTCTTTAGGATCTAAATCGGCTCCGTTGTTCCGTAGCACTCCGCTAGGCATTGGAGTCGATGCTGCTAAAACTGCTGCTTTGCGAAGATCGATTGCAGCTCTAATTGTTTCAGATCCGCGCTCTAAAATACCTTCATCAAATGCTTGGAATGTTACAAGTGATCCAAGTCCTGACATTGGAACAGCTTGTGCTTCGATGTAATATTGAGTTACTTCCATGCCGTAAAGATCAGTTGTAAATGTAACCTTGACATTTGGAATCCACTTAAAGCGAGAAGGCCGTCCATCTTCTGCATAAACTTCTGTTACTTGCCAGTAAGCCACACCGTACATTAATAATGAATCAACAGTCCATGCCATTGTTACTGAACGCGGTTGGTTAATTGCTGGCTGATCAACCCAGATTGGGTTTCCTAATTCTTCACCTGTGGACTTACGATATAAATTAAGTGGCAGTCCACCGATAACACCGCTCAAAAGATTGCGGCACTTGGCAACTGCTGGGACGGACATAGCTTCGTTGCGTTGCACTCGTGGGAGCACATAGTTGTAAAGGGAGTTAAGATTCTCTCCCATAATTTGAGGGGCGTATTGCGCTAAAAGCGATGAACGCTGATCATTATTGATTGCTTCAGTTTTGCGAAATAGACCCATAGTCATAAAGGATACCATTTGTCAAACAATTAGACAATGTGGTAGGGGTGTGTCTAAGTATAAATCTGAGGCTTTGGTTGAGGTATCATCAGCTTACTTACTGCCATTGCGATGCCAATCGGGGCTGAAATATCGCCAGCCGATTTACGCTTGATGATTCTCCAAGCTGAGTCATTGACTTTAGCTGCGCAATTATTCATCTGCTGGATGAACTCGGCTTGGCCGTTATGGACTACTCGATGATTGACTAAGCCTTCTAGTAGATCTCCGCAGGCTTTGTAGAACTGCTGCCCTGAGACATCCTCGGTAACTACACCAGCATTAGATAAACGATCTGCAATAGTCTGGGTAGCATACTTGTCATAACAGACAAGTCGTGGCTTATAAATGTCTGCCCATGCTTTGATAGAAGCAGCCATCTTTAACTCATCGATGGCTACCTGTGAGCTGTAAGTCTCTAAAATTCCAATGCCGATCCTGCCGTCAGGCAAAAGGACTCCAGCGACAAGTGACCCATTTCTTCTACTTGGACTTACATCAAAGCCAAAAACTGTATACATCCCAGCAACTATCTCTAACTCGCTATCGCTGGTTTCTTCCAAAATTCCATGTGGCCAAGGACTGCTTAGCGAGTCGATCCATTGGCAAAGAGTTTCAGTACGGGTGTTCTCAATCGGTGAAGTAGCAATCGCTTCTTCGATGGCTTCTTCTGTAATTGTGTACCCTAAAGAAGGGTTAGCCATAGCCCAAGCTGCGCGGTCAGTTATCTTGCAATACTGAGGTGCTGAGTACTCGTAGAAACCAAAGGACTTGGGTGGGTAGTCGATGGCTCGTTCTCTGAGGTCATTAAGGACAGTGCTGAAAGCGTCTCCTGCATTAGAGGTAAGAAGCGTTTGAGAGTTTGGGTGAGCTCTAGTAGTTGGAGTTGCAGCTCTAAATCCATCTTCAGTGATCTCTCGGACTTCATCGATGTACAGGAGTCCGTTAACTGATCTACCGCGAGAGCCGTCTCTAGTTGCTGCCACAACATCAAGCCTTGCGCCAGATAACATCTCAATTGACTCTGTGCCGTTGGCGTGTCTGATCTGTTTAACGAATCCCTTGAGGTGGTCATTGGTCTCCAATAGGTGAGTTACTTGTCTGAAGGTGTCTAGTGCCATGCTTCTGTTAGAGCTCATAATAAGGACATTGGTATTCCACTTTATAAGATGAGCCAAGATCAACATACGCGCTAAGTGAGTCTTGCCGTTCTGTCGAGCAACCAGAATCAGGTTTGTCTTACGAATCCACATGCCTTTTTTGTCCACAGTAAGCATGTCCTTTAATACCCACTCCTGCCACGGCATTAAGGGCATCTTTACAATGTCGCATAAGTCTTTGACATCTTGCAGCTTGTTTTCGCCCTTAAGTAGTGGACTGTGAAGCCTTGGCTTGGTTGCCCCTCGTAAGGCTTTGGAGCGTTTGGGTTTATCTGTCATTGACTCGGACTGGGTCGGCATTGGAATTTTAGAGACTTACAGCTCACAGGTAGCCATCGATGAGTTAAAGATGGCTGCTTCTATCAAAGCA